TTCTTGAATTTGATTACAAGTTGGTTGCGCTGCTCAAAGGGCAGCCGGTAGTGTAGATAGTTGGCATACGATATGCCGAACTCGCGGCCCGGCAGGGTCATCCATGCGTCCCATCGGGTGTCGCATGGTCGGTGTAGTTTTCGGTTCTTCGCCTTGTATGCCGCCGCGCTGGAGTGTATGCCCTTCGATGTGAGAGCCTCGCCGAGCACACCCAGACACACGTAACTCTGTCGGGCACCCTCCTGGCGTTGCTCCTTGGGTATCAGTCCGCACAGCGGGCAGGCCGCGCAACAGTCGGGCTGCTCGGCTGGCAGTTTCATCGGTACGATGGCTTGTCTTGGCATGTCGGTGAATTTGTTTTTTAATTATCGTGCGTTTCGCTTATATATTCCGATGTGGGATATATGTCCCGCTTTCCTTATCGAGATAAGTTATGTTAAGGCGTGGGAAAAAGTACCCCCTCGGAACGTCCTGTGTAGATAAAAGGGAGGGCAAGTGGATTTCGGAATATTTTGCTTTTGTAAAGAAAACGGATAGCCCGGAGTTTCAGTCGGTCGGGGTCGGCGGCTCAGGGTCGGCGGTCACTTCCTCGAAGTCAACGTACTCGCTTTCGCTATGCGCTGGCAGCATGAAGCGACTCATGATGTTGTCCTTCCATCGCTCGTGCCTCTGCTCGGCCCTGGCTTTCACCGCCTCCTTGCTATGGCTCCGCTCTTCCTTGTGTATCTTCGCGTGACAGGCATCGCAGACACTCACGAGGTTGTCCCACATGAATGCCCACTTGCGCATCTCTGCCTTCGATGTCGATTCCTCGATGGGGTGGCGGTGATGTACCGCGTGGGCACTGGTCACGATACCCTCCTGCTCGCACACCTCGCACAGCGGATTGGCTCTCAGCTTCATGATACGCAACTCCCGCCACTCGCGGCTGTTGTATATCTCCGCCTTGTCCTTCTGCTGCTTCGGGTTACGGCATCGCCATGATGTCGGTAGTTTCTTGCTCATCGTTTCTTTTTCTTCCGTTTGGTTTCGAGTGGTTGCACGGCTCGCTTTATCCAGTTGTATATCTTTCGCTCCATCGACCTACTTGCTCTCAGGTCATCGGCGCATGGATCGTCGGGGTCTTTGCCGTCCTTGTCTGGTGACACGATACGGAATGCCGTGCAAGAGTCGTACTCAGACCTGCCGAAGTACTTACGTTCGAAGTCAAAGATATACGTGTCGCGCTCCGTCATGTATATACGATTCTTCATATCGTCGCCTCCATCCATTGCCGCATGAGGTCGGTCATGTCGTCGTGGCTGATGGGCAGCTGGCGATGATAGCCCTCGCTGTCGGTCGTTGTGATCAGCCACATGTGACGGGCCTTGCGGTCTTGCTTTAGTTCTACCATTCTTGATCAAAGGGTTTGAAGTCGGGTTCTTGGTCGGTCTCGCTTGGCGGGTTCTCTTGCTTCAGCATATCATCCACCAGTTGACGGTCTTCGTCGTTGAACTTGATGCGCTGCTGGCGCATGGCCTCGCCGTCGGGAGTGCGGTGGTGCTTGGCCTTGGTGCGCTTGCCGTACTCGATGCGTCGGCCACTCTCGGAGAACTGGGCTTCGCCGTTCATCTGTATGCGGTTCTCTTCCTCCAGTTCAATGATGCTTTGCGCGTCGATCATGGTCAGCAGCACGTCGCTCAGGTTGTTGCATCCGAGTTGTCCGCCCATCAGTCGCAGTCGTCGGTAGATGCCGTGCATGGTCACTTCGCAGACGCGCTCCAGTATGTCGTCGGTGCATTCGGTCATGCGAGCGTCGCCCATGAACGGCTTGTCAATCATCACGGCACCGAACCCTCGCTTGTCCTTTTGCTGAAGGATGAGCACCACCTGCGCCACGTCGAGGTCGTTGGGGTTGGCGAGGTTGAACGCCTTCGCCCACGAAGCATCGGTCTCCATCATGGTCATCACCTTGCGGATGCGCGGGTCGAGCTCATGCTGTGGTGCTGCCGCCCGTGCCATCGTATAGGCAAACATCTGGAACATCTGATAGCTGTTCACACCGATGGTCTCACAGATCTTGTCGAGCACCGCTGCCTGGTCTGGGCTGACCTTCACGGAATAGACTACATGTTTGTCATCTTTCTGCTTTGTGCTCATAATTTCTAAAATAATGTTAGTTGTCGTTGTTCGTTGTCGATGCGCTTGCAAGCCTTGTCGAAGTATTCCTTGTTCAGTTCAAAGCCGACGAAATGCCGCTTTTCCTTGATGCAAGCGATGGCGGTCGTGCCGCTGCCCATACAGTTGTCCAGCACCGTGTCGCCCTCGTTGGTGTAGGTCAGAACGAGCCGACGAATCAGCGCGACGGGCTTCTGCGTAGGATGAAAGCCGTCGGTGTCCTTTGCAAATTCGAGGACGTTGCTCATCATGTTCTGACCTTCTGGCAGATTGAATGTGCGGTTGTCCTCTTTCTCGATGAAGAAGTTAGAGTTCTCACTCTGCAAATCGTCATACGATCGAAAGCCTTCCATAATGTCGATGTCGTACACGTCGATGAGTTTCTGATACGTCTCAGCCGTGCAAAGAGCGAACTGCGTTGTATCACATCGAAAGCAATGGTCAGCACCTTGCCCGATTTGGTCAATTACTCGCTTCTTTGGCAGTCCGATGTACTCCAGCACCTTTGCGAAGTATGGCCGTAGCGGATGGATGCCGTCGTAGTCATACGTCGGGTTTCGCTTTGCAAATACATTGATGTCCTCGAAGTACGAAAGCGGTGCCTTTCTTGCGAGCAAGGCATTGGCGTGTACGTTCTTCTTCCATATCATCGGATAAAGGAAGTCGATGTTCTTTGCATGGAATGACCGCAGGTGTGTGGTGTACGGCTCTTGACTGAATAGGATTGCAACACCGCCACGTCTGAGGACTCTCTCGTACTCGGAAAAGAGTGGCGCGGTCGGAATGATCTCGTCCCATGATGTGTCGCGCTCGGCTTTCACCCATCCCTCAATCTGTGCGCCCTTCATCGTCCCATACGGCAAATCGCAAATCACCGCGTCAATCGTTCCGTCGGGAATGGCTTTCATCCCCTCCAGGCAGTCCATGTTGTAGATGCGGTCAAGTTCAATGCTCATAGTGTTTAACCTTGTTTTCGGCTTTTGTTAAAGTTGTATCGTTGTCTCAGTATCTCCCGCCACATCCGCACCCGTGGGTCTTGCAACTCTATCGGGTCGAGGAATGGCTCGTCGGTGTTCCAGACTTCGGTGATGATGTCGCCTATCCTGACAGGCTCGTGGGCAGGGGTCGCGCCGCTGTGGTAGGCTCCCGTAGGATTGTTTTCGGTCGCGCCCTGCCATTTGCCTGTCTGTCTCGGTTTGTCGCCTGTCCGCATCATGCGGATGGCGATGTCGGCAATGTCGGCCTTGTCGCCGTCTTCCTCGCGCCAGCAGGTGTCGAAGAAGTGGGTATATACTCGGCACTTGTCATAGCCCAGTTTGTCGCACACCTCCTGCCAGTCGTTGCGCCCGTCCCTGTCGGGCCACAGCCAGATGGTTCGCCCTTGGTCTATCAGCGGCTGGAACTTGTCAAGTTGAAGCCATTGCAAACCGCCACAGGCGAGCCATATCTGGGAGTCGAAGTCGCCGTAGTAGTTCGCCATGATGATAGCCGTCTTCTCGCTCTCCACCACGTTCACCACGGCTTGCGGGTATCGCCTGAGCAGGTGCTCGCCAAAGAGCGCATAGTGTACTTCCCACTTGTCCGGGTCGTACTGCTTCTGCCTGGCTCTCCATGCGTGCTCCCAGTCGGAGGCGAACACCTTGCGGCCTTGCTCGTCGCGGTCTTTCACTCGGTGGCCGTCCGCCTTATACTTCATGTACTTGGCCGTGAGCGGCACGCCGTCGTGGGTGATCTGCCAGAAGGCTATCCATTCGGGGCCGTGCGGACAGGTGGCCACACAATAGAGGCGCAGCACATCGGAGAGCCTTGCCTGCTGCTCGTAGTCCCACGGCAATGAGCGGAGCCACTTCACGAAGAGCGTCTGCTCGATGCCCTTCATCGAATCGCCTACGGTCTCACGCCTGAAGGTCAGCCGTGGCAGTGGTGGCGGTGCCGGTCGTGGTGGCGGTGGCGTGTAGTTCACGGGCACGTTGTCCACCTCGATGCAATACTTCTTGCCGAG